CCGGTAACCATCTCCTCCATATAAGTCTTAGAAATAGCCACGCGATCTCTAACAATGTGGTGACGAAATGCGTCACTGATTACATGGTTGCCATCGTGTTGACGACTGCGGATGACCTCAGAATTGAATGTCCTAATGCGCTTCTCAAGCCCCATGCGGCTCCTACCTGGGTAGTCGCCGATCACAGTGCCGTACCCGCGCATTGCGCACCCTAAATTCTTCACAGCTTCCAGAGACCCAGAAGTGTTAATGCATGGGGAGTATTTTAAAAACTGAATGTGATGGTATGTAGGACAAACCTCACACTTCAATATAAATCCACACTCCCACGCGGCACGTTCCAGCCCTTCAATGGCCAGCTGCTTGGTCATACCCTCAAAGTAATGGAACTTCGAGAACCTAATCATGATGACGGTGTTGGCTTGGTTGTTCACAGAGGTTGTAAGAACACTTCCAGAATACAAAATGGGGTCCTTGTAAGGCGTCAACTTAACCTTTTGCTTACCCTTCTCGGGATTGGTTATTACACACACAGTTTCGAGTTGCTTGAAAGCACCGTGGACATCACGATCAAAGCGTGAATCCACAGACATTGCCTCACGTAGCAAATCGAAGATTGGTGCATAATTTGACCCATCAGCGGCTGATAGATCAGAGTTGACGTTAAGGACGCCATCACTGCACTTAACAGAAACACAAGCGTCGTCACTAAAATATACTGCGTATACGGGGGTAGGAGGTTGAATTAAGTCAGCGAAAGTTTGTCTGAGTTCATCAAGATCGGGAGACTTGACAAACCTAAGTGTCAGCGGTCCTTCGCGATATCCCTCTTCAAACTGGGCTTTGACTTCCTTCATATAATAACCAAGTTTCAACGAACCATGCGTGGTGCAGTCCCCAACAGCACGAAGGTACTTGTTGTTGGGAAGTAACTCCCCAGACTTGCACTTATAGTCGATACTTCTCAGGTATTTAAAATCTCCCTGCCTGCCATCATAATCTATATCCATCCGCGCTCTTCTCCTGAGAAGTCTCTTAGGGTGGGCTTCCTCAACCCACTTACTTCTTTCTTCATCAGAATCGGACAGATCGATCAATCTCTGGCGCAGGCCGTGTTTGTACCATAGCAGCCACTGAGAAAGCCACGGCTGCTCCGGACCCACATGCTCATATTGATTGAGCACAAGGTCCTCATGCAGCCACAGTTTATCAGGTTCTCTGGCACAGGTAACTCTACGGACAGCCCCGCGGATGCCTCG